CCCAGTGAAAATTAATTCCTTTGAATCCCCAGGAATAAACATCTGTGACAGCAACTAGTGGATTCTGATCATAAGTCAAACTTGTAGTTTTTGCATTATAAACAAAAAGATAAAACTTACCAACACTGGGAATCTTGCCACTTTCTTGAAGAACTTCTAAAAGTTCGAGCATAATATCATCAGCACTTTCTGTTCCAACAAGACCATCAACAACCGCACGAACTCGATTTCTATTACTATCGGTATCTGTAATCTTTTTTTCTTGCCGTTCTTTAAGAGTCTTTCTTGGCATTAATTGATACCTAACTCGTTTTCTGTTAGAACTTTGAACTCATATCCCCTATCCGCACACCATTCTTTTGCTGCTTCCCACTTTGCCTGGTTTTTAGCATACTCATATGCCTCATAAAGATATTTTTTAGTTTGTCTTTGAGGTTTTGGTGGAGGTGCAGTCTGTCTTTGTGGTTTAATCTCAATCATATATTTTTTGATTGATCCATTTGATTCTTTAACTTTGATAAGAAAATCCGGAAAGTAACGGTGGGGTTTTCCATCCACTGGAGACTTGTACCACACAAACATTTCCTCACTGGAATATTCTAAAATATTTTCATTCATATCACAATAATAAAGAAATTTTCTCTCCCAACTCGATCTGTAATATATTTCACAAACATTTCCTTTGTATTTTTCAGGATTTGCTGGTCGGTATTTTCCCTGTAAGAATTTTTTCTTATTCATATTTTTTCCATCCTTTATGACTTTTATTTCTTCCAGCAACTACTTGTTGTAAACAACCAATGCTCAAATTATTATCTTTGGCAAATTTAGTAAGATTTTTAATTTCTACTACTTTTCCAGTTGGATCTATTAATTTATATTCTTTACTATTTCTTTCTGATATTCGTTCTTTCAATTCATTTGAAATTTTTCTTCCTATGTTTGGGCTTGGATTATTTTCATAATATTTTTTAATATTTTCACTGATTTTTGATCTAGTATCTTCATTGTGAGTTTTTCCATACATTGGATTTAGTTTTCCAAATCTAGCACTGCCATACATACCATTTTTTTCACCACAATTTACTCTAGAGTTTCTGAAATTTTCATCTGTTTCGTGTAAAAATTTTATCCGTTCGCCTATCATTTTTCTAACTTCTTCTGTATGTGTTTTTCCATAGAACCCATTTTTATAACCACCACATCCACCGTCATCATCACTAGTAAAAAACTCTTCAATAATTTGCTCACCTTCTAAATTGAAAATTTGGTTAAGTTTTTTTGTGCTAAATTTATAGTGAATTCTTTTCATATTGAAGATATTTTTATTCCATATTATTTATGGAGTAGTTTTTCCCTTATATGACATCTAAATAACTAAAAGCTCATAATAGGTATTTAGAGTGGTCGAACCCCGTAGGATATCTGATATAAAACCAATATTTGGTAACTTAGCTCAGACATCTCACTACCAAGTTATCTTTGGTGGACTATCATTTCCTCTTACAACGCACCTAATTTCAAGAGGAATTGATAGTCGTTTTATTGGAGAAACCGTAGGTCTTTTGTGCAGTTCAACTTCTTTGCCCGGGTCTCAGTTTGCCACTGCTGACGTTACTGGTAACTTTACTGGTATTACAGAAAAGTTTGCTCATACCAGAACTTATAATCAAATTGATATGGAGTTTTACGTTGACAGTGATTATCGAACAATTAAGTTCTTTGAGCACTGGATGGAGTTTATGGCAAGTGGGTCTGACGAATATTATGATAGACCTGGATATTATGTTAGAATGAAATATCCAAATGAATATAAAGTCAATAGAACAAAAATTATCAAGTTTGACAGGGATTATCGTGTAGAACTTGAATATAATTTTTATGGCATGTTTCCTCTTATTTTGAATCCAACTCCTGTAAATTACGGTGGTTCTGAAATTTTAAAGGCAAACGCCACTTTCCATTTTGACCGCTATGTAGCAGGTAAAGTTTCTAGTTTCGATTTCTTCCGTGGGATTGATAATAATATCATACCAATTCAACCCTCAAATTCACAAACACCAACCACTTCACCAGCACCAAGAAGAGTTCCAGTCAGAGGTGCAAGTGGAGTTGTTTACCGTAATATCAATGTTCCACTGGGAGAATCTATTGTTACAGGAGAACTTTACGCTCAGGCGATTGGAGAAAGAAGAACCTTCTGATAAGTCTCTAAATATTTTTACTGAAGTCTATAGGTTATTATGCCTTTACCAACAATTGCTACACCAACATATGAGTTGGAAATCCCTTCTACTGGAAAGAAAATTAGATATCGTCCTTTCCTAGTCAAAGAAGAAAAAATCTTAATCCTTGCACTTGAAAGTGAGGACACTAAACAGATTGCAAACGCAGTCAAAGAAGTCATCACAAATTGTATTCAAACAAAAGGTGTTAAAGTGGAACAACTTTCTACTTTTGATATTGAATACATTTTTTTAAATGTTAGAGGAAAGTCAGTCGGAGAAGAAGTTGAGGTTTTAGTTACTTGTCCAGATGATGGCAAAACTCAAGTTCCTGCCTTGATTAATCTTGACGAAATTAAAGTTCAAATTAGTCCAGAACATAATAGAGATATTAAACTGGACGATAATTTAACTCTTCGAATGAAATATCCTTCGATGAAAGAATTTGTGAAGACAAACTTTGCTGTGTCTGAAGAGTTGACTCTAGATGACACTTTTAGTATGATTGCTTCTTGTATTGAACAAGTTTACAGTGAAGAAGAATCTTGGGCTGCGGCAGATTGCACTCCAAAAGAAATGGCACAGTTTCTAGAGCAATTAAGTTCAAAACAATTCAAAGAAATTGAAAAGTTCTTTGAAACAATGCCGAAGTTGTCTCATACTATTGAAGTCACAAATTCAAACACTGGTGTCACAAGCGAAGTTGTCTTGGAGGGTCTATCGGCTTTTTTCGGGTAAGTATGGCTCATACTAGTATTGAGTCATACTATAAAGTCAATTTTGCCTTGATGCAGCATCATAAATATTCATTGACAGAACTCGAAAATATGATACCGTGGGAGAGAGAAATTTACTTATCTCTACTTCAGCAGTATATTGAAGAAGAAAACTTAAAGCAAAGAATAAATGGCTGAAATGGCATCGCCAATTGAAGGAGGTATTCAAGCTGCCAGAGAAGTTGGCGGTGGTGATGCTGCTTTGTATCAAAGAGTTCAAGCAACTGAATCCAGTATCATATCATTGTCTTCAAGTTTGAACGGCATCTCTCAGCAGATGTCACAATTTAGTTTATCTCTTCAAAGTATATCAGCAAATATTACTGCTGAAACAAATCTAGAAAGACAGAAAGACAGACAAGAACAACAGCAAGAATTTTTACTAGCGCAGCAGCAGATTAGAGAAGGTAAAGAGAGTGCTATTGAAAGAAAAATTCAAGCTTCTTTATCTGCTCCTGTCCAGAAAATATCTGCAAAGGCAGAAAATACACTAGGAAGACTTAAGCAAGTTTTAACTGGAGTTTTATTTGGTTGGTTAGCGGTTTCTACCGTTGGATTAATTAAAAAATATTCGGTAGATGTTCCGAATAAACTGACTTCAGTTCGTGATACTATTTTAAAGGGACTTAATACAGCAGGTCAATTTTTATCAGGTATTAAAAGTTCTCTTACGAATGTTTTTAGCACAATATCTGCAATCTCTACCAGAGTTGCTCAACATGTAAACGGTAGATGGTTTATGGAACCAATTCAAAATTTAGTTGATGCCGTTAAGAATTCTTTTAAAACATTCTTTAATATTGGAAAAGGTGCTGATAAAAAGGATGGTACTGGCGGAAGTCCACCTGCACCTACCAGCACTAATGGTATAGGTGGTTCACCTGATAATATGACTCCAACTGGTGGAGAAGCGCCAACGACTGGAGAGCAAACAACAAACACTTCTGGAATGAGTGGTCTTTCCAATTTATTAATGTCACAAAGTGCCTTATCAAATCTTGGTATGTTGCCAGAGCAAACTGGTGCCGAAGGTAAAACTTCTCAACCAACTACTCCGATGGTTAATCCACTGCAGATAAACCAAGAACCAGTATCAGGTGCTAAAGAAGTTCATAGTGAGCAACAAGAAAGCGCACCAGCAATGTACGGTGAGTTTTCAATCAGTCCTTTACAAGATGTTACAGGTCTTGATACGAGTTCAACTCCTGTTGGAACACAACAATCTCCAACAACTATTGCCCAGATTGCACCAGTTGCTCAAAAAGATGTGTCTCAAAAAGTTGGTGCTTTACCTGAACCAAAAGCAAATGTTATAGTTGCATCAGCACCAGCACAACAACAAACACAACCTGGATATAGTCAAGGAAAAGCACCTGCTTCTGATATTCCTGCCATACCTTCTAGTAATCCAAATAATTTTTATGCGATGTACTCTAAATCTGTCTATAATGTGATAGGATAGTATGGCAATTAAATCTTCGATTAACACTGCCAATATTAATAGGTCTGTAGGTTCGTTCAGACAAAGTTTAAATAATGCTCAAAAGTCTGCAGGTAAAGTTAATTCATCTATTTTACAGAGAAATAAATTTAAGAAAGAATCGATTTCAAGAAAAAATTCTCTTTTTCTTCAAAGAAGGTCGGCAGTTAGAAGAAAAGAATCTCAGGATGCTGCAGAAGCAACAACAGCACTTGGTATAAGAAAAGCACCATCTAGAATTACTAGTGGCAGCACTAGAAGCTTCTTTGGAAGAATGATGGATATTAGCGGTGCGTTGATGGCAGGATGGTTAGTTACAAACTTGCCAAATATCATTAATCTAGCAGAAGCAACGAGTCGTAGAGCGGTTGAAGTTGCTAGAGTTTTGGGAGGAGCGATTAATAGTTTTACTCAAATTTTAAATACTTTATTCACTGGTCTAACAACTATCGGTGCAAGTTTATTGAGGGGTGATATTGCAAGTATTCCTAATAAACTTTCTAAGTCTGTGGAAGATATGCAGACTTCTTTTACAAGAATGTTCCTTCAATTGGAAGATGCTTATAAAGTTTTAACTAAACCACTAGATTTCTCTAAAGATATTGAGGAACTAAGAGAAAGACTTGGATTAGAAGTTCCCGGAGCACCTAGTGAACAACCTAGTGGAGCTCCTGGTGCTGGAGGAAGATTACAACCTATTCATAAACAAGCACTTGATATTATTTCTGGACCAGAAAGTGGTGGTAATTATAATGCAATGAATAGGGGTAAAGCTGGGGATAGTCCTGGTGGATCCAAAAAATGGATTGGAAAAAATCTCACTGATATGACAATTGGTGAAGTGATGGATAGACAAGATGAAAGTAAATATCCAAGAAATGCTAGACCAGATAGAGGTATTCATGCTGCTGGAAGATACCAAATAATTGGTTCCACCATGATATCTGCTGTTAAATTGTCTGGATTGAGTAGAAGTGATAAGTTTGATGAAGCAAATCAAGACTTACTTGCTATTGCTGTTTTAAAATCTCAAGGTATAGGTGCTTGGACTGTTGGTGGGTCTAGATATACTGCTGCTGAGACTGCAATTATTAATCAAGCTAAAAATACACCACTAGGA